TCGTTCCGGTCCTCCCGGGAGATGATCTTCTCCCAGTCCCACTGGTCCACATAGACGGAGTGGATGTTGTCCAGATCCTCCTCATCCCGGCGGATGGCGTTCATATCGGTGTAAAGGCCCTTGCCCTCGTGGAAGCCGTAGCGCTTCAGGGCCAGACGCTTCCACTTGGCCAGAGAGTGGACCACCTCGGCGTCCTTGCCCCCAACGCCGGGGATGTCGAACCGGACGGGACGCTCCGTGCCGTTCAGGTTGTCGTTCAGACCGGAATCGGAAGCGACAAACAGGGGGGCGGACACCCGGCGCAGGTTCAGGGCATTGGAGAGGTTGGTCTGAAAGGATTCTTTGATGAATGCGATGGCCCGCTGCTGTTCATAGTTAGGCAGGGGAGCGGTATAGCCCTGCGGAATCACAAGATTGTTCATGGGATCTCCTTTTTCGTTATCAGTTCAGCTTGTCCAGACCCAGACGCAGACGGCGCAGGGTCTCATCCTTGCCCAGCAGGTGGCAGATCTCCACGGCGCCGCCGGGCGTCACCAGCTTGCCGGCTGCGGCAATGCGGACAGGCCACATCAGCGTGGCGTTCTTGACCTCCAGCTTGGCAGCCAGATCAATGAGGGTATCGTGGATCGCGTCCACAGTCCAGTCGGAAACGGCTTCCAGAGCGGGGATGGCGGCTTCCAGCATGGCCTTGGACACTTCGGGATTGGTCTTGGACTTCTTGTTAGTGAAGAACTCCACGTCATAATCGGGCAATGCGTCGAAGAAATCGACCTTTTCGGGAATATCCGTCAGCTTTTCACACCGGGCCTGCAGCAGCGCGGCGATCCCGGCGGCGTCGATAGCGGGGTTCTTCACCGCCTGACGGATGTAAGGCTCCGCAACCTCTGCAAAGGCGGCGGGCTCCATGGCCCGGAGGTAGGTGGCGTTGAAATAGGTCAGCTTTTCAATATCGAAAATGGCGGGGGACTTGGAGATACCGGCGATGTCGAACACCTTCACCAGCTCGTCCAGAGAGAAGATCTCCTGCTCGGCGTATTCGCCCTTGGGCGCCCAGCCCAACAGCGCCACATAGTTCAGAATGGCGTCCGTCAGGAAGCCCTGAGCCTTCAGATCCTCGTAGGAGGGATCGCCGTGGCGCTTGGACATCTTGTTGTGCTGGTCCCGCATGACGGGAGAGCAGTGGACGTAGGTGGGGACCTCCCAGCCGAAGGCCTCGTACAGCAGATTGTACTTAGGCGCGGAGGACAGGTACTCGCTGCCCCGGACCACGTGGGTGATGCCCATGAGGTGATCGTCCACCACGTTGGCGAAGTTGTAGGTGGGCAGGCCGTCCCGCTTCAGCAGCACCTGATCGTCCAGGGTCTTGTTTTCCACGGTGATGTCACCGAAGGAAACGTCGTGGAAGGTGGTGGTGCCCTCGTGGGGGATCCGCTGACGGATCACGTAGGGCTTACCGGCAGCCAGATTAGCGGCCACTTCTTCCTCACTCAGATTCCGGCAGGGATCGTCCGCCCGGTCAAACTCGCCGGAGTCCTCCTCGGATTCCGCCTTCTCGCAGAAGCAGTAGTAGGCTGCGCCCTTTTCCACCAGGAGCTGGGCGTAGGGCAGATACAGGTCCCGGCGCTCGGACTGGATATAGGGGCCGGTGGGGCCGCCCACGTCCGGGCCTTCATCGTGATCCAGATGGCACTCCTTCATGGTGCGGTAGATCACGTCCGTAGCACCCTCCACCAGACGGCCCTGATCCGTATCCTCGATCCGGAGGATAAAGGTGCCCCCGGCGTGGCGGGCGATGAGCCAGGTGTACAGCGCGGTGCGCAGGTTGCCCACGTGCATATAGCCGGTGGGGGAGGGGGCGAACCGGGTACGGACCTTCCCCTTGGGGATGCGGGCTTCCAAATCTTCAAAAAATGTCTTATCCAAAGCCATGAATGATACCTCCATGTCAAAATATACGTAATTACACAAAATACATTATCCCTATTTCAGACAGGAAAGTCCGAAAATGTCAATAGTAAATGCGAAAAAAATATAAAAAAATATAATCAGGCTTCCCGCGCCAATTCTTCAAGGCATTCCGCAAACACGATTTCAGCAGTTTTCCAGCCCAATATTTCACGCGGATAGTTGTTCATCCATTCTTCGGCTTTCTTTACTTCCGCTCGACTGACCTTATTGAAATCAGTCCCTTTCGGGAACTTCCGCCGAATCATTTTGTTTGCACACTCATTTGACCCGCGTTCGCAACTTGTGTACGGGTGGCAATAATACATTTTGGTTCGTCTGCCTTTCCGTAGGATAGACCGTTCAAGGCTCTTCACGTCGGAGAACTCCCCGCCGTTGTCTACGGTGATTGTCTGGAACACGCGCGGAAACAGCGCCCCGAACCTCCGTTCAATACGGTTCAAGGCGCGAACGGTGCTGATTGCGGTTCTGTCGCGCATTTTCTCTATAATTTCTTTTCGTGATAGGCGTTCCGTCAGCACCAACAGGGCGCACGAGCCGTCCTTGCCGGAATATACAGTATCCATTTCCCAATGCCCGAAAGTGATTCTCTGGTTAATCACTTCCGGGCGTTTTTCTATGCTCTCTCCGCGCGGTGCGCGTTTCGTCGTTTTAACTTTGTGATATGGACGCTTCCGCTTTGGCTTTTCTGGTAAGTCTTTATTTGTCAGGTTCAGAAACACACCCTTTTCAATGTAACCGTAAAAAGTGCTGACACAAATAGAGGTTTTGAATGTCCGGCCCTCTATCGTTATGTCAGCAAGGGCCGCGGCAGGCGAACGGTCTTCTTCTATGACCTTGCGTTCCAAATAGTCAGCAAGTTCATGGTCGTTTCCGATTTTCAACGGCGCACCTTTCGCCGCGAGATTTTCACGGTATCTTTTTTCTGCTCCATCCGGGTTATAGCGGTCTTCCATAATCCATGTATCGCCGTCCAGATGCTCCCAACGGGCGCGTTTGATTTCTCTATAAATCGTGCTGACATGAACATGAAGTTCCGCCGCGATCTGCTTCGGCGTATCGCCGCGGTTCAAACCGTATTCGATTTTCCGTCGATCTGTAAGCTGTAAATGACTGAAACAATGCCCCATGCTATAACCTCCCAAAATGCGAAACCCGCCCAAGCTATCAAGCCGGGCGGGTTTTGTTCCTCTTTTCAGCGGTTCCCCGCAAAAAGATTATAACAATATTTTTATACTAACGCAAGTATAAAAAACTATTGCTCATTTTCTGTCAGCCATTCCATAGATACGCCAAGTATCTTCGCAAGCACCGCAAGTTCATAATCGGTCACAAAGCGGGTCCCGATTTCAATTCTGCTTACGCTGTCCCGCTCCATTGTAATTCCTGCAACTTGTAGACGCGCCGCAAGGTCTGTTTGCGTGATATTCAGCCGGGCGCGTGCTTCTTTGACGCGATTTCCGCAAAGGTTCTTTCGTCCCTTATAGTCGTATATCTTCAACCGCCGATTCCTCCTTTTGTGTTAAAGGTCTGCATTTTTCTTGACTTTAACACAATAAGCGTTGATAATTGTGTTAAAGGTCAGAATCCAGAAAAAGCAATGGTCCCGGCCTTTGAAAATAACGCAAGCCGCCCGGACGCTGGGCGGCAGAACGGAGGATTCCACATGAAAAAGGTTCTATCTCTTGTCCTTGCGGCGGTGCTTGCCGCGTCCCTCTCCGCCTGCGGCGGCGCTCTTGTCGATCTGGACACGCCCAAATCGGAGGAACTGACGGCGCAGTATGATTTTTACCCCGATGCCATGAACAGCATTCGGGCAGATATGAAAATCACTCCCGAACAGGCTGATGAAGTTTTTATCGTTCTGACTTCCTGCGGCCTTGACGGGAAGATTACAAGCATTTCCGAAAGCAAGGGCGCGTATACCGTCTATTACGGCGGTTCGTCCCTCGACGTTACACTTTCTGACGGTGCGGTTGAAACCGTCTATTCCGGGCGTGATATGCTGTACCCTGAATATCGCAAGCACAACGTCTTGATGGACTATGACTTGACCGTAAAGGACGTGAAAACGGGTTCCGGCGATAAAATCGGTGAATACGCCTATATCCGCATTACGAAAGCACAGCTTCAAGCCATTACGGAAGAAAACTACAAAGAATTCGTTGAAACCGTCGTCAAGGACAGCGGCTACAACTGGGTTGCAATTCTTTGTGATGATGGCACGGGTATTTGTTTCCCCGGTTCTATGTACTATGTCGGTACATACGGGAAGCAAGATACCGACGGTTCCATTCTTGAAGATTACGGCGCTATCACGCTGGACGAAAACGGCGGCTATACATACGAACAGTTCTGAACAGCAGGAATGCAAAAGCGACGGGCGCAACGCCCGCCGCTTTCTTTATGCCTTTTCCTGCTCCGCGTCTGCCGCGGCCTGAACCTCTGCCGCGAACTGCTCCGGCGACAGTCCCAACACCGCCGCCGCCCGTTCGTCCATCAGCGATTCGATCATATCGTTTATGCTATCAAACCCGCTTGCCTTTGCCGCTCTCTGATATACGGACTTCTTACCTTTCTTTACATACGGGTAAATCCTGTCATAGTTTTTGCTGTTGTATTTCCGCTTCGCGTCTGTCGCGGCTTTCCCGCGTGGGTTTCCATATTTGCTTGCCATTGTCACCACTCCTTTACTTGTCCATTTTATCACGCTGTTTATACTAACGCAAGTATAAAAACGTACAATCTATCGTTAGTATATTTGTGCATCATTCCAACTTGTATTTATACTAACGTTAGTATATAATCATAATCAGAAAGGGAAACCAAAGCCGCCCGGTTGTCGGGGCGTAGAGTTCGACAACAGCCAACCTTACGGGCTGACACGAAAAGGGAACCGACACGGCGTACAACAACACTTCGACTTCTGGTTTTTATATATGTGGGTAATCAATATGAAAAAGTTCGAGATCGGCAAGGAATATTTTGACCGTAGCGCCTGCAATCACGATTGCATTTTCACCATCAAGATTATCAAGCGCACCGAAAAGACGGTGACGTTCGAGCGTAACGGCAAGACCCGCCGCGCAAAGCTGTTCTTCGATGAACACGGCGAATATATCATTCCCGAACGTTATTCTATGGCCCCGGTCTTCCGTGCTGAAAACGAGGTTCAGCCGGAAGAGGAACCCAGCGTCGAGGAAACCGCCGCCGAAACGTCCTGCGGCGTTGAAATCGCCCAGCCCGCCGACGTGAATACTGTTGTTGTTATGGTGGGCCAGCGCGTCGAACGTGTCTGCGGCGCTTGCTATCCTCCGCAGGGCGGAACCGTCATCGGCTTTGTTAGCCTGCCTGATACCCGTTTCTTCCACGGCGGCGTTTTCGCTATGGTCCTGTATGACGGTGCAAAGGCTCCTGAACGTGTCCGCCTGTCCGACATTCACCGCCGCGGGTGGCGCTCTCCCGGCGGTTCTCCGTTGGGTGTGTTCGTCGCCTGACGCTTTACCGGGGCGGCGGTTTCCGCCGCTCCGTTTTTCGCGCCGCTGTATCTACCGCAACGGCGCAAAATTTTTCTGCTTTTTCGTATTTTCCCTATTGACTTTATACTAACGTTAGTATATAATAAGAGCATAAAGAAAGGGGGTGACAAGGTGAAGAAGAAAAAGAAAAAGCCCACGAAATCGCGGGTCGATGTTCGGACCATCGTGATAACCGCAATCGTGGACTTTCTGGTAGGGCTTGCGTTACTGATAATTGATAAGCTGACGTAAGCCGAAACCCCGTATTCTATGGGCGGGTTCACCGCCCACCCATAGAATACACTTTTTCTTCTGAACTGTCAATCATGCTTGTGAAAATCGGAATTTTCCTGATTGCTGTTGCCGTTGTGAAACTGATTATCGCCGCCGCGGTCCATTACCGCCGCAAGAAAGGGGAATGAACATGAAAAGAACTGCAAACAAGTTCCAGCGGGCCTATATGGTCGCCAAAGCCCGCGTGCAGGAAGTCGAATCCCAGCAAGAAGCCATCGAAAAGAAGTTCATTGCCGACAAAGGCATTGTCAATCCCGACGGCTCCGTTCCCGAATTCCTTTACTGCATGGAGGATGACGCGGCCTTTGAAAAGGCGAACGACGAATGCGCCGCGCTGATTGTTTCCGCCGGGCTTGAAGAAGAACTGAACGCCGCCCGTTCCGTCCTGAAAGCGTCGGAAGATAGCTTGATTGCCTACGGTCTGTCCCTTGCTCCCGCTGGGGTCCGGGCCACGTTGGAAAAGGCCGTTCAGCACGACGCCGCAACCCGCGCAAAGGTCCTTGACCTCGCGTTCCGGCTTGACGTGTCCACGGTCAGCGCATAAGATAAAGGCGGGCGGCGCAAGTCGCCGCCCGCCCTGTGGTAGAATGTGTTGGTTGTTTATGAAAAAGATTGTTGATTGCTACATATATCGGGGCGAATGGATTCTTCCTTTTGAATCCGGCTGGTTTCTGGAATCCGAAAGTTGTTCCGGGAAAGTGGGCGGCATTCCCATTTATAGGGCATTGTCGGACGCAAAGAACGCCATTCGCAAGCGTCTTGACGGGACCCAAACCGCCGAACCGCGAATAATCGGAACCGCGGGCTGGAATGAAACTTCACAACAATATTTTATCGAAAAGCGCGAAAAAAAGCCCGCCGGGGAATGACCCCCGACGGGCTTTCGTTTTTGTCCGAATCGGACGTGTTTAGTTTTCTGCGGGTTCGGTCTGGACGGCCTGTTCTTCGATGCCGACAAGCAGGCTTTCCACGGATGGGGTGTCGATGTAGCCTTTCAAATTCTCATTCGCGCCCCATGCTTTCTTCGCTTCCTCCAAAGCGGCTTCGATCATTTTTTCAATATCGCTGGACGTGAAAAGCAGTTTCAGCACCGCCGGGATTCGCTGATAAATCCAGTCCGCGACGGCGGCATATTTCAGGGAACCCGTACCGCTTCCGAACTGCTTTTCGGCCTGCGTTACAAGGTTGAAAAGGATTTGCTTCAAAATCTTTGTTTCGCCGCGCTTGATAAGCACGACAACCAGCGCGAGGAAAGCAACGACGACAAGCACGCTGTCCCAATTCTTCGCAAGGAATGTAAGAACGTTCATTTCCGTTTCTCCTTTCTATCTGTCAGCCAATGACGGTACAGCCGGATTCAGGGACCCAGCCCAAACCGTCGATGTGTACGCCGCACTTGCGGCCCGGATAGTAATACTTCACCGTGTACGTTCCGTTCACGGTCTTACCCTGTCCGCCGCCGTTGCTGTCGCGGTACAGCGGGCCGGAATACTTCACCTTTGCACCGACGCGCATTTTCGGCGCGGTCGTACCGCTCCCGACGGCCTGCACGTCCGCCGCATTGACCCAGCCGTAAACGGTAGAACCGCCGCCGGGCTGTTTGATAAGGTGGTAGGGGTGCTTTGCGCCCTTTGCAAGTGCCGTTACCTTTGCCGTTCCCGGCTTGCAGGCCGCGCCGCTTGCCGCCGCCGCGTTGGTGTAATGGGTGTTGCCCGTAAAGCGCACCACGTCGCCCACAGCGAACGCAAGCGTCGCCGGGGTGGTAGTTGTGCCGCTGGGCTTTGTCGTGCTTCCTGCGCCGTCCTGTGCGCCGCCTGCGGTGTCGTAGGTGATATACGGCAACTTCCCGTGCTTCGTCCACTTGCGCCCGTTCATGCCGGAAATAGCGCCGATGTTCAGGCACGCCGTCACCTGCACGCAGTTCTTGAAAGCGGGCGAACATTCGATGACCTTTCCGCCGCCGATGTATACTCCGATATGACCGGGCAACCAGACGGCTTCACCCGGAACAATGCCGCTGAAATCAGCGGACACGCCGGAACACTTCGTAATCATGGTGTCGGCCCCAAGATCGGGAATGCCGTTGGAAGCATAGGCCGCGCCGCCGTATGGCTTCGCGGCGTTTCCGCTCCAACCCCAAAGAACGCCTTTGATAAGGCATACGCAGTCGAACCCGTAGACGGGCGGGTTCTTATCCGCCGCCGCCCGAATCATCGCCGTTCGCACGGCCTGCTTGTTGTACCTGTGATTTGTGCAATAGCGGGACACGTTCGCGCCTGTCAGGGGCGCACCGAAACAGCCCATGACGTACAGCGTTTTATAGTTGTCCACAATGTTTTGCAATTTGTTGATAAATTCAGACGCTTTCATTTTGCCTGCTCCTTTCGCGTCTGCGGGGCTTGTGGTCCCCGCCGTGGTATTTGAACCGCCGGGCTTTGCGGCGCTTCCTGCGCTGTCGTAGGCGGTCAGGGCGTATGTTTCGATGATTTGAACCAGCTTGTCCGCATATTTCGGGTCGGTCGCATAGCCCGCCGCGGCGATTGCCCGGCACGCGGTTTTATAGTCCCGCTCCCCGATGACCGCTTTATAGCGGGTATTGCACGAAAGCAAGTCGGAATGATCGGCGACGCTTTCCGCCCAACTGCCATAGGCCCGGAAAAGGCCCGTCACGGTCGTAAAGGTCACGCCGTCGTAGCACTCTTGCGTTTTGCCGCTGTAAACGGCCCCGGTCCAGCTTTTTCCGGCTTTGATGCCGAACAGTGCGTTTCCCTTGACCGTCAAGCCGGATTTGCCCCAGCCGCTTTCAAGGATTGCTTGTGCTATCGTCAGGGACGCGAGGACCCCGCTTTTCTGCATATCCGCCGCGGCAAGTGCGCCCACCCGCTCGATGAATTTCTTTTGTTCCTGTGTCATGTGTATTCCTCCGTTACGGCTGAACGTTGTTCAGGTCAACGGGCATTCCCTCCGTTTCCTCCGGGTTCGCCTTTTTGATTTTCACAACGTTTTCCGCCTTTGCTTTCCACGAATAAAAGCCGATGACCGTTGCCGTTGGTGTTCCAACGTAGGCAAGGAAAACGCCAAGCTGTGAAGCGTCGAGGACGACGGCCCACACGCCCACGCCGAACCCGGCGAAATAGGTACAGAGGACCGCCCAAAGAACCAGCTTTGAACACTCTATCTTCCGGCGGTTCTGCTTTCCCTCTTTTCGTCGGCGTGGCCGTCGTCCGCTCAACAGCAGGACGGCGGCGAACCCGCCAACCAGCCCGGCGGCAACGCTGAAAAGATAAATCATGCCGCGCCACCTTTCTCATAGAAAATCGTGCTTTACCAACCGTTCGTCATACACCCGCTTGATGTTTGCAACCGCGTGTGTGGCGCGGTTGTTTTCATATTCCGGGTGTGTGTCGCAGTATTTTTCGTAAAGGTCGATTTCGTGCAAAATCTCGATGAAGTCTTCCTGCGTGTGCGGAATGTCCCGCAACAGTTCGTTGTTGAATCGCAGGATTTTTGAACGGTGAAAATCAGCGTTCCGCGCGTCGTCCGTTTTGATATGGTCGTCAAGGATTTTACGGGTTTCGTCCAGCTTCCGCAGAACGTCGCCGTTGATTGCCCGCCCAATGGCACGCGCAAGCCACGTCCACGGGTTCAACTTCACGGGGGCGATTTGAACCAGCGTCAGAACCACAAAGGCAATTCCTCCGCCGCTTGCTATCTCTCTGATTGTCATTCTGTTACCTCCCGCAAATGAAGTCCCCGTAAACGCTTTTCAGCGAATACGGGGCGATTGTGGGCGGTGCTTCCTGCGAGTGATAAACCGCGCAGTCATACGCCCAAATCAAATAACGCGTTGTGTCCTCCGCCCAAATAGCAAGCGGCATAATGAAGAACCACAGCAGGCCGAACGCCGGGC